TAATAAGCCGTTGAATATATATGTTTATCGGAGTACGTTAAAGGATTGTCGGGAGATAGCTTTCAAGGTTGACTTTAAAGAGTGTATGAATGCCATAGGAATATGGGATGATAATTGTGCTACTGGTGAGAATCAAAGTCCAGAGTATAACTTATGGGGTAATATCATAAGGTTTAGGGGCATGGATGGTGGTGCGGAAAAGGGTAAAAGTGATATAGTCTTTTACAATGAGATATTGGATGAGAACGATGAGCGGAGTGTTAAGGATTTATTATTGAGGTGTGAGCGGTTGTTTATTGCTGACTGGAATCCTAAGTACAGTTACCATTGGATATTTGAGTGGGAGGGTAGGTTTAACACTTTGTTTACAAAGACTACATGGCGTAACAATAAGCATTTGAGTTCCGTTGTTAGGAACAGTATCATGGAGAGTTGCCCGTGGGACTTTGAGGATTGGGATGATGACAATAATTGCTGGAGGTCTCCAGAGGAGTTACGCCCACGCAATGAGAGAAATTATGCTAACAGAACTGTTGACAGGTGGAGGTGGTTAGTTTATGGAGAGGGGAAAAGATGTCCAGCAGATGGAAATATATACACTACTTACGACTGGGTTGATGAATTTCCTGCTAGTGGTTTTGATGAAGTTGGGTTGGCGATAGACTTTGGTTTTACTAATGACCCTACTGTTTTGGTGCGTGCTGGCAGGTCAAATGAAACCTTGACAGCCGAGTGTATGAGTTATGAGCCTACTGGCACACCTTTGGAGTGTTTCAAGTTGGTTAGTGTTGGGTTGCAGGCGGAGGAGGATAGGCGTAGAGCTGAAAGTGGGATGAAAGATGTTGGGGCGTTATGGATATTTTGTGACAGTGCTGATAAGAATAGAGATGATGAGGAGTATGTTATAACCTTGAACAATATAGCTTATGCCAATGGTAAGAACTGGAATTTTGTCAAGACAGGCAAGATAGGTATAAGGATGGGTATTGACATTGTAAAGTTGTTTGACTTGCGGTTGGTTAAGAATAAGAACGTACAGATAGAGATAGAAAATTACTGTAATAAGGTTATCGAGGGTAGAGTTACGAACATACCTATTGACAAGAACAATCACTTTTTGGATGCGTTGCGGTATTTGGTTGTTGATGCAATAAGTTATAGACCGACAAAGTATTTAGTATAATTTCTGCATATTTTTTGCATTTGAATAAAAAAAACATTATATTTGCATATTAATTGTATAAAAATGGGTTCATATAGTACTATTCTAGCGCAGACAATTAACGGTGAAGTTGCTTTAACACCTGCTCAAAAGGCGATGTTGGAGAATAAAAAACACGTTATAGATTGCGGTACGACTTATGGAAGGATAGAAGCATATCATAAATGTGACATGGTAAGGAGCGTGCTAGGTGTTAGTTCGTCTTACGTGGCAAATTTGAATATATGGGCTTTAGACCCTTCCACTGGCAAGTTAGATACAAGTACATTTGCTAAGAAGGAATTAGCGAAATTATTCAGACCTAATCCGAAAGAGGATAAGAATATATTCTTTAAGAAGCTGGATTCACAGGTTAAGTTACATGGAGAGTGTTTTGTTAGAAAAGTAAAGGCTTTCGGTGATGAATTTTATTATGTGATACCATATCAGTATGTTACTGTTGTTTATGGCGTTGGTAGTGATTTGAACTCTGATAGGACTGTCATAGAATATAATGTTAATGATGGCGGAAGTAGTTATACGTTGAAACCTAGTGAGGTTCATGTTTTTTCAGATGTTGTGTTGTCGGATGATGGATATAGTTTCTTTGGTGATAGCCGTTTGGAAAGTTTATCGGAGGTTATATCGACATACGTTACGATATGGGAGGTATTGACAGAGTTATATGGTAATAGGGGCGCATTGAATTTGATTTCAATGGGTATCAATGATGCCAAGATGATGTCATTATCCCAAACACAGAACGAGGTTAGCTCTATTGAAAAGGCGTTACGCAGGTTTGGTTTAAGGAGAGACCAGAATAAGAACATGGTTACTCAATTTGATGCTAAGGTAAACAAACTTTCTGCTGATATGCGAGAGATGATGTTTGTAGAGATAATAAAAGAGTGTAAGAAGTCCATTGCTAATGCTTACAATACACCTGCTGAATTGTTCGGTATCGAATCAGCAAGATATAAGACAGTGCCAGAAGCAAGGAAGGAAGCATACACACAGGGAGCGATACCAACCTTTGAGTATTATTTGAGTGAATGGTTTGTGATGCGTGGATATACTTCGCAGTTGCCGTGTAAGTTTGCACCAGACTTTTCACATTTAGATTTCTATCAAGAAAGTAAGTTACAAGAATCAATAGGTTTCCAACAAATGAGTAACGCCGTAGTACCATTATTTGAGAAAGGTTTAATCACATTGGACGAAGCTAGGGTTAAATTAGATATGTAGGCTATGAAAAAGAACTTAGAATTTAAGAGCTTTGAGATAAAAAGCGTTACCGAAGATGCTTCGAGTAATGAAATGATTATAGAGGGATATGGTGCTATTTTTGGGAATGTCGACAGCCATGAAGATATTATTGAAAAAGGTGCTTTTACCAAGACATTATCTGAAAATGGTAGTCGTATTGCTTTCTGTTATCAACATGACATATACAATCCTATTGGAAAGATAACTACTATCGTTGAAGATGATATGGGATTAAAAATATCAGTTCGTATCTCTGACAGTGAGGATGACATTAAAACAAAGATTAAAGAGGGCATTTTGAAAGAAATGTCAATAGGATTTCAGACTATACGTTATTCACAAGACACAGACACTGATATTCGACGAATACAAGAGTGTAAATTGTGGGAAATATCGCTTGTAACGATAGCATCTAATCCACTTGCTGTCATTACAGGAATGAAAAGTGATGAACAAAAGGACTTTTTAGAAGCCGAATTTGATAAATTACTTGCTATTGAATCGAACAGAGAAAAGAAATTCAACATATTGAAGTTAAAATCACTTGTTTTGGGTCTGCCGAAAGAGATTTCACAACCAGAAGACAAGCCGAAAGAAACCGAAATTAAAGGATTAGATATTAACAAATTAAATTTTTTATAACATGGAAGTGAAAAAGTATGACCTAAAAGGTCTTGAAGGCAAGGAACTTGAACTTGCTACCAACCACAATACGTTGGTTGAAAAATTAGCTGAATTGGAAGGTAAATCCAATGAAGTTACTACTATTGAGTTTAAATCTCAAATTGAATCTTTGCAAGCAGAGATTTTGGAGGTTAAAAATGCAAGTGGCAAACAGATTATCGAAGTAAAATCTTTGGAGCAACAAATCGTTGACCAATTGAATGCTAAAGGTATCAATTCTGTAAGAGAGTTGAAATCTGCATTAGAAGGTGGTAAATCAATTGATTTTGAGGTTAAATCGGTTGCTACTGCTAATTACACTGGCGATGTAGCTCGTACAAACATTGACCCAAATGTAGCGTTTACACCATTACGCAAACTTGCTTTGTATGGTAAAACACGCCAAGTAGCAGAGGACACAGGTAAGGATTATTTTACTTATGTAGAAGGTACTTACACTTCAAATGTTGCTTATGTTGGTGAAGGTACTGGAAACGCCAATGGTGATTCTGCAACAGCCACAGAAGAAACAATGAAGTACGGTAAAATCCAAGCATGGCAAACAGTAAACGAAGAAGTTTACGAAGGTCTTCCTGCATTTGCAAATGCTTTGGTTTCGCAACTACAAGCAACAGCATTGTTGAAACTTGATACCGAGATGTTGAGTGGTGATGGTCTTGCTCCGGCAGGTGTTCAACACATCAAAGGTCTTTATTCTGTTTATGCTACTGAATTTGACACTACTGATTATACTGCATCAGTTGCAAAAGCAAACTCTTCTAACTTGATTGAAGCTATGCGTACAGCTATTGATAATGCAGATGGTTCGTACATGGCTGACACTATTGCTGTAAACCCTATCGACCTTTTCAAAATGAAAATGTTGAAAGACAATGATGGTCAACCATTGGTAGGTAAGGATTTATTCGGAAACCCTGTTATTCAAGGATTGACAGTTATTTCTAACAGAGTAGTAACAGCTAACACTTGCCTTGTTTATGACAGCAATGTAGTTGAGTTGAGAACTAAACGTTCATTCAAATTCAGCGCAGGTAAAATCTTTGCAAATGACAATTTGAACGACACACGTTCTGCAATGCTTATTGGTCGTTTCCAATTGCTTGTTAGAAACCTTGACAAAGTTGCCGTGTTGAAATGTTCTGACATTGCAAGTGCTGTTAATGTTATCAATATCGCTGGTGCTTAATAAAAAAAATGGGAGGTGAAATATCCTCCCATATTATAAACCCATAAAACAAATCAAAATGAAAAATATCTTACTATTAGTATGTGCGCTTTTTGTATCAGTATTTGCATCAGCGCAGTTCGCTACAAGCGGAGTAACAAAAGGTTCTACTTATGTATCAATTACAAGCCCAACATCAGCTCCTTACATTATTACAAACACTACTGCAAAGTATTGGTTGGTTAATGCAGGACAAGATTTTGCAAGTATGCAGGATTTCGCTGTACAGTTGGATAGTGTAAGTGGTAATCATACCAATGTGGCTGTTGCTTTATACGGGCAAAAGAGCGAATTGAAAGCCGATTGGACACAGATAGGTTCTACTGTTAATTGGAAGGGAACTACTGCTGATACAATTATACTATTTACCAATGCAACTGCCAATAGATACCGTAATTTCAAGGTTACTTATACTGGAACTGGTACTGGCGTTACAAAGATTACAAAACAAGAATTTAAACTCTGGTTACAATAATGAAATACTACTGTACAGGAATAGGTTGTGGTTCATTTGCTAAAAGGGGTACTGCTGTTGATGTGGCAGTACCCAAAATAGCAGAGAATTTGTTAGAGCGAGGTATTATAGTTCGTGAACTATCAGAACTTCAAACTATCGAAACGCAAACAATATCCTTTGATGATGTTGAAACTGCCGTACCACAAGCAGTAAAAAGAGGTCGTAAACCGCTAAATAAATAAAATATGTCACTTATAGATGTTACTTTTTTTGAATATGAGCCACTTTATATTCCTATGTCTGATGATGCAGGTAGTGGAGTATCAAAACTGTTGGATGTTAAGCGTAAAGCGCAAATAAACAACCTTATCACAAGAAAAGAAACAGAGTATTT